CACTGATTCTGCGTCATTGTCTTTACCTGTACCCGTTTCTGCAAGTGCAAGCGATAATATAGTCAAGTACAGCATTGATGATATTGGTATAGCGGGTATCGTTGATGATTTGACCGTATACATGGAATCGGCAAAACTTGATAGAATAACAGAAGAAGGCTATGGCAGAATTACAGAAGATGGCTATGGCAGGGTATCAGAATAAAGGAGGAGATTGATAATGCCTGAAACGACATACAGAATATCGGAATTAACGGCAATAGGCACTATAAATAACGGTGATTTGGTTGAGGTGTCAAATGTTGATTCTAATAGCGAATCGGGATATGCCTCAAAAAAGGCAACCATGACCGATTTGGGAGATAAACTGAATAACAATATTCAGTATTCAACCGATTTGGAAACTACAAATAAGACCATTATAGGAGCGATCAATGAGGTTGCTTCACAGGCAACAGGAATTGACATTATTTCTGAAATCAATACACCTGCTTCAATCATGTCCTTCAATGACGGTGGTGACAATATCCCTTTGAAGTCACTTATTACGGAGATTGTGCCTATTCAAGAGGGTTCGGGTGTGCCTTCACCTTCGAATGTGAGGGCAATTAGCGGACATAGTTCAATCAAGATTGCCAATTCATCAAAAAACCTTTTTGGTGGTTTTGTGTTTATGTCAGGCTATACAATAGAATCATCTGGTGCTATTTCTGTGAGTGCTAATTACGACATATACAAAGTATCAATCAAGAAAAACACAAATTACACTGTATCGTTTAGAGAGGCATCGGCTGGCAATCGTGCTTCAAGATTTGCAATTTACAACGGAAATACTTTTGTTGATATTGTTGTTAACAACTACACATCGGCAGGAGCACAAAGTTACACGGTCAATTTTAATCAGGACTTCGACACGGCATATTTAGTCATTCGAAATACTTGTTATGACATTCAATTAGAAGAAGGTTCAACGGCAACAACATACGAAGAACCGCAAATAGACATTATCTCATTAGGTCAGACCGTTTACGGTGGTTCTTTGGAGTGTGTGGAAGGTGAAGGAACAAACGACTATTTAATGATTAGTGAAAATGATTTTGCTAATTATGGTTCGGGTACAACAAGCGGTGGCTTGAATTATGTTTTAGTCGATATTGCTCAACCTATGGCTTTTGACAAGGAATCAGGCTTATCAAATATGTTGCCACTTTCACAATCGTCTTGGAGTGCAACTACACCGTGCTTTGAATTGAATGTCGGTACAGCACCGAACAGGTTCGCTGTTCGTGTAGTCGGCACATTTTCAAGTCTTGCCGATTTCAAAACACAATATGCTGGCTTACAGATTTGTTATAAATCGGCAACTCCCGATGATTTATCAATTAGCGGTGCAAATATCCCGACATTATCGGGTACGAACAATATCTATACTGATTGCGGTGATATTCAGAGTCTTGAATACTTTAACGAGAACGCAAACGACATCGCAAGCCTTATCGAGTTGATGCCAAAAGACAATTATTCAACCGATGAAAAGATTGTCGGCACATGGATAGATGGTTCACCCGTATATGAAAAAACAGTTTATAGTGCGGGCGGTGTAATGGGCAATTTCTCCATTACTCACAATATTGCAAATATTGATAGGGTTTTGAGTTATTCGGGAACAGTCAAAGACACGGCATATTCAACATACGGTGATATTTGGGTTTTACCTCGAATGGCTACGCCAACAGTTGGTTTGGATAGCGTTACAAGCACAGTAATTAAAGTTGTAAATCCAACCGACTTTACTACAAGATTGATTGATTGGTATATAACGATTCGATACATAAAAACTTCAACATAACTTTTTGGCTTTGACATAATATTAAAATAAAAGGAGGTTGTTATGATTAAAGATACACATAAATTACAGGGTTTTGGAATGCCTAAAATGCCTAAATTGCATGGTCATATAATGATAAAGACATATTATGCTAAATCAGGCAATCTTGCACAGGTTGAGGAAGGTGAAAATATCGTAACCGATGCAATCTCAGATATGATGAGTGCTAATTATTTAGGTGGCATAGATTATTCAAAGATTTTCGGTGCAAATGGAGTTTGGAAAAAATGGTTTGGTGGAGTGCTTGCTTATCAGAATGCACACGCTAACCTTGATACAGATAAATACTTCTGTCCTTCTGAAAGCAACAATCATTTAGTTGCTCATGCAGGACAATCGGCTATTGATGTTGACCATGACGATGATATGCGTAGAGGTAGTCCTACTCCATCGGCATTTGTTGAAACTGAAAATTCTATGAAACAGGTATGGGAATGGGGTACAACACATGGTAATGGTAACATATCTGCTATTTCACTTTGCCATGCCGATGTAGGCGATGTAGGATTAGGCTCTGCCCATTATGCTTTTCAGAATTTCAGTCCTTTTGAAATAATCAATGGTTCTCAACTTTCGGCTATATCTGGGAGTTGTTTTTCGCCTGATAATCTTCTTGCACAGTATGACGATAATCATGGAATATCTTTCACTATTGGCGATGGTACGGATAGTGGAAGTGAAGGTTGGTATGCAGGACATCTTGCTTTTGAAACGGATAAGATAACTGTGTATATCAGGAGATTACCATACGCAAAAGCAGGATTGTTTGAAACAGCATTTGCAAGAAGTAATCAACCAACTAAATTTACAATTACTTTGCCTTTTAATCTGTATTGTCAACCATGTTTCTATTTTGATTACACAACAAAATATCTCTATTTATTTACGAATGTAACAGCACTAAGCGAAAATCTTATGGCGGTTATATGGGACAGTGAGAATATCAACTATTGCGTTATTGATTGTGTGAATAAGGCTCTTGTTGATTTGGGTAGTGGTATTTATTACAAAACGATTCAAAGTGATACAGCCGACATTGCTCCGCTTTGCTATACAAGATATGTAGTAAACAATAATCATCGTTACGCAAATATTATAAAAGACGGTGATTATTTCTATTTCCCGACAACAAGCGGAGTAGTTTGGGGAGCGAATTTCAACATAGGCGAAGATATGAATATCAACGGCTTTAAGAGAATAAAAAACACAAGTGCAGACCAATCATTCATATCTTTAACATCAGAAATGGAATATTGCAAGCCTATGATTAAGCATGGAGATTTGCTTGTGGCTTCGGGAATGGTTATAAATGATAGTGGATATCCATGTGCAAGCCAACTTGAAGATATTTATGCAATATGGGGATTGCAAGAACCAAATAAACCATCAATGCTTGTTATTCCAAGTCTTGCAACATCTCAGGCAACATCAAAGGCAAGGTATATTCTTGCTAATAAATTGTTGCATACAACAAAATTTAATTTGCAAAATATGGTAACGAAAGATGCCACAAAATCAATGTTAATCGAATATACATTAACGGAGGCGAGCGGAAATGGAAACTGACATTGTTGTTGCTCTGTTGGCTCTGTTCGGAACATTGGTTGGCTCGATATCGGGAATCCTGATCGCCAATAAATTGGTCAATTATCGGATAGAGCAATTGGAGAAAAAGATCGACAAATATGCCGATAATCAGGAGGAGATTAAGGAAAGGCTTGTGGTGGTCGAGCAATCAACCAAATCTGCACACCACAGGCTCGATGATGTTGTTGCTCAATTGAAAATAACAGAACACAGGAAGGAGTAAAGGCATATGAAATTACCAGACAAGGTATATCTCATTCTCAAATGGATCATGCTTCTGGCAACACCTGTATGCACATTTATCATTGGTGTGTATGAAGCATTCCAGACAGGAAGTTTTGCCGCCATTGTAACAGCCATCATTGGTGGTCTTGGAACATTGGCAGGTGTCATCATCAAGATATCCGATACGGAATACAAGAAAGGCTTAGAGAGCGGAAAGGAGAAAGGATAAATGGGTACGATTCATAGAAAAACGGTCATTTCTAAGGCAAAAGAATGGATCGGGTATACGGAGGATGGAGACAATTGGACAATCTTCAGCAAAATCCTCGATGATTGCTCGTATTACGCACCACAGAAAAGCAAGCAGAATCAGCCTTGGTGTCATAACTTTGTAAACTGTATGTTCCTGATCTCTGCCGAGCCTTCAGACAGAGATGATGATGAGAAGAAATATGATGCACAGAATTACCTCTGTCAGCCTTCATACAATAATCTCTCCTGCGGCTGTATGTACGGTGCGGATTATTTTCGCCAGAAGGATTTATTCTTCCCTGTTTCCGAGGCTATGATCGGAGATATCGTCTATTTCGGTAAGAGAGGCGAGGAATCCCATGTTGGTCTGATCGTGGATATCGATTATGACGATGATGGCAATGTAGAGAGAATTTACACAGTTGAAGGCAATAAGGGAGACAAGGTTGCAGAAGGCTCATATTCCGTCAATTACAATCGCATATCAGGTGTAGGCAAGCCTGCATTCGATGATTATTATGACGATCCTGATGGCAAGGAGGAAGAGCCTGTTGAGAAGCCTTCTGATCCGCTTCCTGAAGAGCCTGAAAAGAGCATCGAGGATTTGGCAAGGGAAGTTATCAACGGAGATTGGGGAAACGGCAGAGAGCGAGCAGAGAGGCTTGAAGCGGCAGGATATTCATACGATGCTGTACAGGCAAAAGTAAATGAATTGCTTGGCATTGGTAATCCCAAGCCTTCGGGCAGACATTATACTGTCGATGTCAGGACAAAACTCAATGTAAGATATGGTGCAGGCATGGATTATCCGATCAAATACCAATTAGACGATGGCGATCCTGTAACAGTTTACGAGACCGATGGCGATTGGGGAAGGATCGGAGAAGAAGCATGGGTTTGCATGAAATATCTGAAGTGATAAAATAGAAGAGCATACATACTTCCATGTTGTGTGTCTTCTTGGTTTAGGGAAGCCTCTTCGGAGGCTTCTTTTTTATTTCCTGAAAAAAATTTCAAAAAACCTCTTGCAATCTCTTCATAAGAGGAGTAGTATATACTCATAAAAGCAAGGAGGACAGACCAATGAAAACGGCAAAGGATTTAATCAATGAGATTCTCGATCTTTCAGAGATCGCTCTGAAAAAGGGAGACCACATCAACTACAGAAAGTGCATGGAGTTGATAGCAGATATCATCTACGAGATCAATCAGGAGGCGGCATAACATGGCAGATTTCAATTACGAATGGTGGACAGTAGAGATTGCCGTAGAGGAGATGGATTTTGACACATGGCAATTCAAGGGCAAATCCAAAGAGCATATCATCAGGCAGATCGAGAAGGCAATCAAAGACACCAACAGCGAGAAGAATCTCAACAAGAATTGGTGGGAGAGAAAGCAGAGAATCAGAGAGGTTAGATGGGAGACATTGAAACTCGACCACATCGGATATCAGAGATTAGGTTAACAAGGAGGACACACACATGACAAGGGAAGAAAGACCGATTGTATTTACAATCACAGAAAGAATCACAAGAAGAAGAAGAGAAGCCATTCGGATGTACAAGGTTTACACCATTGATCCAAGAGGATCGGATGAGAATGTAGATAATATCTATGCCGATGAAATCTTCAAAGTTATGGTGGACATTTCGGAGGTTTTGAACAATCAGGGATATGCTGTACTGTTCGAAGCAGATTGATCGAAGGGAGGAGAAATCCTCCCTGATATTTCTTCAAAAAATTTGGGAAAAGGTATTGCAATCTTTCCGAAAGAGGAGTAGTATATACTCATAAACCAAAGGAGGACACACACCATGATGAAGCACGAATTCGAACAGATCGCAGGCTACGAGGTTAGCACAGAGGATTACAACAACATCATCGAGCCTATGTATATGGCAACAAACCTGACAAAGCAGGAATTTGTACAGACGATCAGCAAGAAGAGATTCGCTCTAAAGCCTTTGAAGGCAATCGTAAAAGAGATGAGAGAATGTGCCGAGAGCCTGAAGGAAACTTGCACACACTACACAGATTTCGAGACAAAGGACAGATTAGAGGCTCTTATCAAGGAGTACATCGAGAGAAAGTACAACATCGCAGGAGTTAGATATGTTTCCTACGGAATCAGCGAAGAGATGAGATTTACTTGCTATTATCCGATCTCCGTTGAAATCTTCGGTACAAAAGGATGGCAGACAATAGAGACCATCAGATTGGTAAAGGCATAAGGAGAGGCTCACAGCCTCTCCAATCAAACCACAGGAGGACAGACACATGACAGATTATGCAAAGATGGTAAGAGAGCAGAGAGATATTCACGGAAGACCGATGCAGACATTCGAGATCAACGGCAAGAAGATCAAGACGAATCTTGGAGATTGGAGATGTGCAATGTGGGATGGCAATGATGTTCCTGCAAAGTACACATTTCCAAATGGCAGATGTCGTGGTTTGGGATTCGGAGAGAGCATGGATGAGGCATTCATCAAGGCTGTAGAGGCAGGATGGACAGAAATCAGATTCGTGGATATTTCCACAAGCATCAGAGGATATCACAGAGTATATGTATGGCTTCATAGGTAAGGAGGAAGACGATGCAACCTGAAGTAATGTTGTTCATGTTTGGCATGATTCTTGTTACAATCAAAGCGGTAATAATGACATTCGAGTATTGGAGGAACAGAGATGATGAGTGATCCATTTCTGATAGACATGGCAAGGAGATTTGCCGAATTGAAGGAGATCGTAAGAGAATGTGAGATTTGCGAGCATTACAAGCCTTACACAAGGAAAGACGGAAGCACAGGAATGGCTTGTGAGCATTGGTCTTGTGAATTTACTCCGATGCAGGCGAAGATATCGCATATCTCCGATAAGGATGAGACATGGGAAGAGGATATGAGCAGAGATGCGGCAGAATATATGGAAGATCAAGGAGGAGACAAACATGGAAAATAATGATAATATCATTATGAGCAGGCTTGCATTCGAGAGGATGCAGGCAAAGGATGAGAGAAACGACAGATGGAGAAATATCATCATTGTCCTTTTAATCGTACTATTGGTTGCAACCAATGCGATGTGGCTATGGGCATGGAATCAGTACGATTATGTAGATGAATACTCCATCGAGGCAGAGCAGGATGGTGAAGGCATCAACATAGTTGGTGGAGGAAATATTGATTATGGCACAGAAGGTAAGGGTAACGATAAAGAGATCAAGGACAAGGAGTAATGGCACAGGAAGGAAGAGAGGCAGACCGAGAAAGCATTGATCTCGATAACATTACCAATCAGCAACTACAATCTGCCATTGACACATGGATTCATTCACGGAGAGACAGGATTATCCTGAAACTTCGTCTGATTGATGGTCTCACATATCAGAAGACATCCGATTATCTCTACGATGAAGAAGGAATTGAGTTATCGGTAAGACAGATCAAAAACATCGTATCAAAAGCAGAATTCAAGTTATTCAAACACATATAAACCAAAGGAGAACATTATGGGAAAGACAGAGACAAGATTTGATAAGTACAACAAGAAGTGCAAGATGTATTCGATGAGATTCGTCATGGGAAAGGATGATAAGTATATCGATTTCATGAAGGAATGCCCTAACAGAATGGAATTCATCAGGAATGCAATAGATCAGGCTCTTGGCGAGTCATAAATTGCCCGAAAATATCATCTAAACAGCCTTTCCGTTTCATTGTGGGGAGGCTTTTATTTTGACATCATTAAGCCATAGGAGGAATAAACCTATGGCTTATGTTTTCTTTAATCCTAATCCCAAAGGCAAAAGAGTAGGCGATTGTGCCGTGAGAGCGGTAAGCAAGGCTATCGGAAAAGATTGGACAGACACATATATCGAGTTGTGTTCCGAAGGCTTGATCTTCAGAGATATGCCGAATTCAAATTATGTATGGGGAATGTTCTTGAAGAAAAATGGATTCGAAGAAAAGATAATTCCTTCTGTCTGCCCACAATGCACCACAGTAAAAGAATTCGCCAAGAAACATAAAAGAGGCACATATGTCCTTGCCTGCCAAAATCATGTGGTCTGTGTGGTAGATGGCGATTATTACGATTCCTTCGATTCAGGAGATGAAACTGTTCTCTATTATTACGAAAAGGAGATATAACATGGCTTACAATTACTATCCGAATTACTTCCAAACCACACCATTCTTTTCCAACAATTTGCAGATGCCTCAGAATGCCTCTAATTTGGCTTCTAATGCTTCTCCTGCGACAAATAGCGGAATTATATGGGTACAAGGTGAAAATGCGGCTAAAGCCTATCCTGTGGCTTCAGGGCAAAGCATTCTCCTGATGGATTCTGAAGATTCCGTCATGTACATAAAGAGTACGGATCAGAGCGGAATGCCTCAGCCTCTTCGAGTATTTGATTATTCCGAGAGGAAATCTCCGAATAAGGAGTCAAAATTATCATCCACATCAATTGAGTATGTTCCCCGAAAAGAATTTGAATCCTTCAGGGATAGTATTCAAGAAGCCATAAACAGTTTCAGGAAGCCTTCAGGAAAGGATGGTGAAGGATAATGCCTAATCCGCTTTACAACCAATTACAAGGCTCACAGATCGGAAATCCGATGATGCAGAAATTGATGGAATTCAAAAAGACATTCAACGGAAATCCGCAACAGATGATACAGCAGATGCTCAATTCGGGCAGGATCAATCAGGCTCAACTAAATCAATATATTCAACAGACAAATGAGATTTACAAGCAATTAGGAAATCTCATGAAATAAACCGATTCCAATTGTTGCAACAGGGAAAATATAAATGAAAGGAGACAGATTTATGTCTTTGACAACAGGCGAAATGTCTGCGGCTGATCTTGCGGCTGTCGTAGGCAATAGCAATGACGGATTTGGCTTCGGAGGCAATGGTGGATGGTGGATCATCCTCCTGTTCCTTGTCCTTTTCGGAAATAACGGATGGGGAAATGGTTTCGGAGGCAATGGCGGCAATGGAGGCTTTGTTCCATATTACCTCGCAAACAATACGGATGCAGGAGTACAGAGAGGCTTTGACAATGCGGCTATAGCAGGACAGTTATCAGGAATTCAGAGTGCTGTAACAAATGGATTCTCTGCGGCTGAAATCGCTTCGTGCAATCGTGCTATGTCAGATATGGAGAGAAGTTTTGCCACACAGACCGCAATCACAGGTGGTCTCACCAATCTCTCATCTCAATTAGCAAATTGTTGCTGTGAGAACAGGCTTGCCACAGCCAACCTTTCTGCATTAGTACAGAGTGAAAACTGTGCAGACAGAGCGGCATTATCGGATGGAATCCGTGATCTGATTACCAATCAGAATGCAAGCACACAGAGAATCCTCGATCAGATGTGTTCCGATAAGATCGATGCAAAGAATGAAAGAATCGCTGATCTTGAAAGACAGTTGACAATGGCTAACCTTGCGGCATCTCAGACAGCACAGACAGCACAGTTATTGGCTGATAACAGCAGGCAGACTACGGCTCTTGAACAGTATTTGAATCCTGTTCCGATCCCTGCCTACATCGTGCAGAATCCGAATTGTTGCACCAATTCGTGCGGATGCGGATGCTCATAAGGAGGTAATATCATGGCAGAGTATTTAGCAAATGCGGTACAGGCTGTGGCATTAAATGCTCCTGTGCTGTTTACGGCTTCTATTCCTTGCACCAAAGGATATGTCTATCACGAGGATGAAACAGGCATTTTTACTCTTCGTGGTATTACCAATAATTGCTTCGCTCGATATCAGGTAACATACAATGGAAATATTGCTGTTCCTGAAACGGCAACCGTAACACCAATTGCAATTGCGATTTCAGTACAGGGAGAACCAAGAGCAACAAGTGAAGCCATCTTCACACCACAGGCTGTAAATGAGTATGGAAATGTTACAAGCACAGCGATCATAACCATACCGAGAGGCTGTTGCTTCTCTGTGTCAGTAAGATATGTGGATGCTACAGCAGACGATCCTGCTGTAACTCCTACACCATCTATCAATGTACAGAATTCTAACTTGGTTATCACAAGAATTGCATGAGGAAGGAGGTACGATATGCACACATATTACGATGTAAAAGAGATGCTCCATAAGGAGTTGGCTGATATCGTCAACAAGGGCGAATTATCGGCAGGAAGCCTTGATACAATCGATAAACTCCTTGAATCCATTAAGAATTCCTGTAAGATCATCATGTATGAAGAGTATTCTCAGGATGGCTATTCCTACGCAGACGGAGACAGGGATATGAGTGAATATTCCTATGCAAGATTCGGCAGAGGAAGAGGCACAAATGCTCGCAGAGATTCTATGGGCAGATATTCTTCTGATGGCTCTTACGCAAATGCAAGAGGCAGATATTCAAGAAGAAGCGGATATTCATACGATGATGGCGAAGGTAAGGAAGAGAAGATTTCCATGCTCAGAGAGATGATGGGCGAGGTTTCCGATGATGAGAGAAGAGCCTTGCAGAAAATTATCAGGAAGATGGAGAATGAGTAATGTTCTCGAAAAAAGAGTTGACGGATGCCATCGATGAATTGGAAAATTCACCATCGACATATCAGAATGCCGAGAAATTATCCACATTCTATTCTCTGTACGACCATTTGTATGTACGACAAGAGCCTGTGTATTATTCTGAATCTGTCGGAGAAGTAAAAATAGATAGGTACGGAGATTCTGAATTCTACAAGGCAATAGAAGGGAAGCAGGCAGAGAATGTGTGGTCGGTTGTAAATGAATTGATGGAGACTCTTCAGATGCTTCATCCGAAACTCTATGGAGCAACTATCGACAAAATCAAAAAACAATGATATCATAGAAAGACATCTTTGATTGCCTTTTTTATGGCATCACCACACACGGAGGAGATCGGTTATCGGTCTCCTCTTTTTTTTGAAAAATTTCAAAAAGGCTATTGCAATCTGTTTTCTGTTGATGTAGTATATACTCATAAACCACAGGAGGTACACAACAATGACAAACTTAAATTCTTTACCCATCGAGATTCAGGAAGAGGTTAGAAACACATTAAGAGCATACGACAAATGCGATGTATGGTTTGAATATGGCAAATATCATGTAATGTGTGGTGCTTGCCTTCGAGCATATTATGCTCCCGATCATAGATTTGTAGCAACATTTACCAAGAATGACATCTACACAGAGAAAGAGCAGATCGAAAATTACATCAACGAATTCCATTGTTATCCTGCTAACTATAAGGGAAAGAAAGATTGGCAGATGATCCACAAGATGCAGGATGGCAGAGAGATCGATTACGAGACAGGAATTGTAAGAGATTGGCAGGGAAGGATCAATGAGGAAGGCAATTTCGAATTGACACATCAGATCGAATATAAGGTATGACAAGACCGACAGGGAGGAGGTAATCCTCCTCCCATTAAACCAAAGGAGGATAGACACATGAAAAAGATAATCACAAGAGAACAGGTACAGAAGTACAATCAGATGGTAGAAGCGGCTATCGGTACAGATGCCTATAACAAGTTAGCGTTACCGAGAGAGTACAAGGATGATGATACAAAGAGATGGATCGGAAATCCTTACGGATATCTTTATCAGATTCCTGATTGCTTTGAGGATTACGAATATTACATCAAGACAGTATGCGGTAAGGCTTATATTTATACGGATTTGGATGGCGAGCCTGCGGATAGATGTTGTATAGATGGATGCGAGATTGCAAGGCTTTTCTTTGGAGTATAAGGAGGACAACACCATGACATTCAACACCACATCCGATCTGATTAGATTCATTCAGGAAACCCATACCATGTTCGGAGAAAGAGAGACCAATGGTGGAGAAGGATTCATCTACGGAATCGACCATACTTCAGAATATATCGGTAAACTCGAAGAATACATCAAAAATGAGCCTGCGGCAATCGGAGGAAACTTCCATGCTCGTACAAATGAGGATCATGGCGGCATTGATACCATAATCACCATCAACAAAAACAAAGATGGTGCATGGGAATATGTTGAAAGACCGATTCGATAAGTATATGCTTAAAGAATCCCAAACCAAGAAGGAGGCTTATACATGGACAGTAAAAAGTTTTATTGGCTTAAACTGAAGAGAGATTTCTTCAAGAGGCATGACATCAGGATCGTAGAGGATTTGCCGAATGGCAAGGATTACATCCTGTTTTACCTGAAGATGTTGGTGGAATCCGTGGATCACGAAGGCAAATTGCGATTTTCTGACACCATTCCCTATAACGAGCAGATGCTTGCTACGATAACCAATACCAATATCGACATCGTGAGAGCGGCAATGGATATCTTTACCAAATTGGAAATGATAGAGATCATCGATGATGGAACAATCTTTATGACCGAGACAATGAAGATGATCGGATGTGCGGCAGACAATGACAATGCCAAGAGGCAACAGCGATTCAGAGACAGAAAAAAGACCGAGAAAGCCATTGCTTTAGAGGATAGCGTTACGAATAATAACGCAAAAATAACGGATAGCGTTACGAATAATAACGAGAGTAAGAGTATAGAGATAGAGAAAGAGAAAGAGAAAGAGTTAGATAGTAAAGAAAGTAAACCAAAGAAAACCCGATTTATTCCTCCGACATTGGAACAGGTACAGGAATATTGCGATGAGAGAGGAAATGACATCGATCCTCGACAATTCTTTGAATACTATCAGGCAGGAGGATGGAAAGATGCAAAGGGAAATCCTGTTCGAAATTGGAAGCAAAAGGTAATCACATGGGAAAAGCACAGTAATGGACATCCTATCAATTCTTCTCAGAGTTATCATAGAACATCAGGAAATGAGTTTCTTGATCTTTTGAACAACATGGAGGATGAAGATGAATAAGAAAGAGACAGCACAGATATTGGCAATTCTCCGATCAGCATATCCTAATGTCAGGATAGACAATGCAGAGGCTTTGATGAATGCTTGGTACATGACTCTTGGAGACTATTCTGCTGAATCGGCAATGAAATCGGCAAGGCTTCACATGGCAACAAAGAAGTTTTTTCCTGCTCCATCAGAGATCAGGGAGAACATCGTAAGAGCGGAGATAGTCTATAAGGACACAGAGATAGCCTGTAATCGCTTGCAGGATGGGAATAAGCAAATTACCTCTCCTGAAGCAGAGAAAGCCACAGAGAGCAAATTAGAGGCATTGTGCGAATTCGTAGGATTAGGATATCCGAATGAAATTGAGGATTGACAAATCAGGAACAAAAGAATATCATCATAATAGATTTGCTCTTATGATGAGCTAATCAAAACCAAGAAGGAGGAACACACATGGGTAAATTATCATTCAGAGATTTGAGATCTGATGAGATTGATTGCAGGATTGCTCAAATCAGCGAGAAAGGATTATCACTCCTTCTCTACAAGGATGCAAGATGCGATATGAACATCCTTGATGAGACAGTAGGAGCATTTAATTGGCAGAGAACACACAGCCGAGATAATGCGAATTGCACAGTTTCAATATTTGACGATGAGAAGCAGATGTGGATAAGCAAGGAAGATGTAGGTACAGAATCCAATACCGAAGCGGTAAAAGGCTTGGCATCAGATTCATTCAAGAGAGCCTGCTTTAATTGGGGAATTGGCAGAGAGCTTTATACAGCACCTTTTATTTGGGTTTCTGCATCCGATTGTAAGATAACCAAGAGGAATGATGGAAAGCTCGTCTGCTATGATAAATTCTCGGTTAAGGATATCACCATCAAGGATAAGAAGATTACAGCGTTATCAATCGTCAATGACAACACAAAGAATGTCGTATTCACGATGGGAGCAAAAGCGGCAAGAAAGGAAGACAATAGAGTAGCACTCCGAAAATTCCTGAAAGAGAACAATATCGACCCTAATATTGTAGTGCAGGCTTGCGGATTGAACAACAACAGCACAGATGATGATTTTGCAATCGCATTGGTATATGCGAGAAACCTGATAGGAGGCTAAACCATGAAGAATTATTACAGCACAGTAAAGCAGATTCTCATCGAGAATCCGAAGACAAGAGATGATGATATGCTCCTGTATGGAGCATTCCTCGCAAAGTTTATGATCGTTTCGCCTATGGAGACATTCTACGAGGTATGCTCTACGGCAAAGGACAGGAAGATTCCGTCTTATGAATCCATTACGAGAGCGAGAAGGAAGGTGCAGGAGCAAGAGCCTCTCCTTCAGGGCAAGAGAAGAAAACAGAGGATGGAAGAAGAAGCCATCTATCATGACTACTACAGAAATCACTAATCAAGGAGGAAACACAAATGAATACAAAAATGACAATGAATTACGAAAAGATCACACCCGATAGAGCAAAGGCTCTTCTCTCAACGACAGAAACAAATCGAAGATTAAGTGAAGCAACAGTAATTGCATATTCTAAAGATATGCTTGCAGGAAATTGGCAGGAAAATGTATCATCACCTATTGCATTAGATTCCAATGGCATTCTCCGAGATGGACAGCACAGAATGGCGGCTATTGTTAAATCAGGAATTCCTATTAAGATGTGGGTATGCCGCAATGTTGCTCCTGAAGGCATATATGATGTAGGAAGAGCGAGAACAGTTTCAGACCAAATGAAAATATCATGCAATGATTTAGAAAAGGTGTACATGAGTACAGCCGCACAAGCGGTTATTAGATTCTTTGTGTTGAAAAGCAATAGGCAGAGAAAAGTAACATTTTCAGAAGTGAGAGATTTTATTTATGATAATCATGACATTTTTACACCTTTTTTTGATGGCATTTCTCAACAGACATTTGCAAAAACAGGATTAGCCATTGTAAAAATAGGAATGTTCACAGCATATTGTGCAGGTGTTGATATGAATAACCTTCAGCATTTCTATTCTGTGCTTGGAACAGGAATGAGCGAAAGTGCAGAGGATTTCCCGATCATAGCCTACAGGAATTATCTTCTCGAAGGTTTTTCAGTACATCATACTTCTGTAGAAGAGGTTATGAGATGCCAATTTGCAATCTACAAATACATGACTAAATCCAAATCAAAGAGAACAAAAGTACCTGATGAACCAATTTACCCATTATATCCCGAATTCTTATACAAAAAGGAGGCTTAATATGGAAGGCATGTCTTTATACGAAATCGATGCAAGGATCAAGGCAATCATCGATGGCATCATGGATGCGGCAGATGAGAATGGTGAGGTAGGTGAGATTGATCTTACCGAATTGCATGAGCTTCAGGAGGCAAGGGAGACCAAATTGGAGAACATTGCTCTGTATGCCAAAAATCTCGCTGTAGAGGCTTCGGCTATCAAGGCAGAGGAAATTACTCTCGCAGACCGCAGGAAGCGGTTAGAGAAGAAATGTGAGCGATTGAAGGGCATCCTCATCAATGCGATGAAGGAAGACGGAAACAAGAAGATATCCTCTTCGAGATTTGAGGCTGTTTTGAGAGACAACAAGAAGACGGAGATCATTGATGCGGAGAAGATTCCCGATGAATTCATGATAACGAAGGTCGAGAAGAATCCTGATAAGACAGCCATCAAGAAGGCTATCGAGGATGGTCAGGATGTTGCAGGAGCGGCTGTTGTAATCAACACCACCATTACGATCAAGTAAGGAGGTACGGCATGGCAGATTTCAATATATACTTCAGCGATGCCGAGAGAGAAGCGGCAGAGCAGGAGAAGAGAGCAAAGGTAACAAGCCTTGTCGGAGGAAATCCGACAGAAGAAGAGATGTATCAGGCATTTGAGGAAATGTTTCAGAAAGAATGGAGGAAGAATACATGAATCCCTTTTTTAAGTTAGATGAGGAAGCTATAAGAAAAGATGGAGATTTGATTGGGGAAACTATCGGATCAATGTTCCATGAGTATGAAGGTGATTACAAGGTTGAAGCGGTTCTAGCATTGGCATTTGAGAAACTTCAGGAAATCGTTAATTCGGAGGAAAAGAAATGAACAGCGTAAACATTATCGGCAGGATCACAAAGGACATCGAGGTAAAGAAGACCAATTCGGGCAAATCGGTCTGCTCATTTTCTGTTGCGGTACAGAGAGACAAGGAGAATGCGGATTTCATTCCCTGTACGGCATGGAATGCCACAGCCGAGAACATTGGCAAGTATTTCCACAAGGGAGATAGGATCGGTATTACAGGTGTCCTCACCACACGGACATACGAGAGCAATGGAGAGAAGAAGTTTGTGATGGATGTTCTCATAAACACATTCGATTTCATCGAGACCAAGAAGAGCAACAATCAGCAGACTCCTTCCAATTATCAGCCGCAGGAAGAAACAGGCAATCTGCCATTTGAGGTATGAGTATGGACATAGAATGGAATGAAAGCACATTTGAAAGCCATACCAAGACCACATCAATGAAGATCAAAGGATATGCCTGCTCCAATTGCGGAAAATTCGAGCAGACAAAGAGCAGATATTGCCGAGATTGCGGAGGAAGATATTTTGGAGCAATAAGCAAACCGATATCTGCGAATGACATTATTTTCGGAGGATTCTAAGATGCACAGAAATGTGGCAAAACAGGCACAATATCAGAAGAAGTACATGAAACGCAAGAAAATGCTTTCTGTGCTTCTCGATCCGAAAGATGATAAAGATATCATCAAATGGCTTGGAAGGCAGGAGAATCGCTCTGAAGCGGTTAGAAGGGCAATCAGAGCAGACATTGTATATCAGGAGATTCACAAAGCATGACCATTGGCGAAGCAAAGAAAATTCTGAAAGAGAATCGACCAAATAAACCGAGAAAGATCGAAGGGAAGAGATTTCAGGCGGCAATTGATATGATCCTCGATTATCAGGAAGGATTAGAGAAGAAAATCCTTCGGGAGAGAATCAGATGAATCAGATATTGATCGGTCTCTGCATGGCGATTGGGTTTATGGCTCAATCGTTACAGACCGACAATATAAATCCGATCAGGGAGATGCTCGACAGCATTCATCCTGTAGCCGATTACATCGAGTTTGAATACATAGGCGAGTATTTTATCACAGCCTATTGCCCATCGGAATGCGGCTACAATGGAGAGAATTATCCGACAGGATGGCAGACAGCAAGCGGAGAGATATGCCACAGGACAGATTACGAAGACAGGATGTATGAGCCTACAACCTGTGCAATTGACAGAAGGCATCATTCCTTCGGAGAGATGTTCTACATCGAGGAATTCGATAGGGTTTTTGTGGCAGAGGACACAGGTGCATTTTCAGGAAGGTGGCTTGATCTGTTCTATGAGGAATATGCTGATGTGCTGTACTTCCCGACAGGATATTATTCGACATATTCGGTTGAATATCTTCAAAGCGATCCTGCGGAACATTTTAATATCAACGAAGCAAATACTGATGTGAGAGGTAAAGAAGAATGAGACCTATAGATGCTGATGAATTGAAAAAGGCATTAGACGAGCAAATGAACTTTGACGAAAATTGTCGTGATAGTGTGTTTGACATAATTGACAATGCTCCGACAATTGAAACTACAAAAGCAGAGTATAAAGCGTATAACGATGGCTTTAAAGACGGAGTTGACCAAGGCATAAAGTTATCAGAAAGACCGCAAGGCAAATGGATATGCCCTAATTGCTATCTTTATGAACAAGTGGTAAAGGATTATTGTCCATATGCAGGAGAATGTACGATAGGTTGTCGTGAGTGCAAATACTTTAAGCGGAAAGGTGGGGCAGAATGACACGATTGATTAACGCAGACGAATTGAAAAATACAATAGTTAACATTTGCGGTAAGTGTTCAAATAATATTACGGAGTATGACGAAAATCATATACCTAATGGAAATTGTGCTATATGGCATATTCTTAATATTATCGACAATGCCCCGACAGAAGAATATCCATTTTATCAAGAAGCATACCAAACAGGATATGATGAGGGGAAGAACGAAAGACAGCCTGGTGAATGGACAAACACTTCTCCATACGATGATAAGGGAGAGTGTTCATTGTGTTGTTATTTATCAAAGAAATACTATAAATTTTGCCCGAATTGCGGTGCAGATATGAGAGGTGATAAAGAATGATTAAGAAGATAACAAAGAAAGTGCTTAAAGAAGTAGTTGAAGTAGAAAGTGAAATTGGTGTTTGTGATATTTGCGGTAAAGAATTTAAGTATGAACAATGGATAGGTAATAATAAAGTTGCTCGCTATTATCACATTAGAACAGGTCATTTAGATTGGGGTAATGATAGTTGTGAAAGTGTGGAGAGCAGAGACGCTTGTTGTGAGGAGTGCTTATTAAAGTTTACGCAAGAGTGGATAAAAGACCCTGATGTTGTTAGTAGTGATACGGCATATATTGAAATAAATAAAGACAGACATTTTTTGAAAGGTGATAAATCATGCGGTTAATTGATGCTGACGAATTGAGAAAATGTACAATACCTTGTCAGATACATAACGGGGCATTAACAGACTTGTGCGTACCTTTATATCAAATCGACAATGCCCCGACAGTTGAATATCCATTCTACCAAGAAGCCTATCAATCGGGATATGAAGAAGGTTACTTGAAAGGGGTAAAAGTGGGCAAAGAACACGAAAGACCGCAAGGCGAATGGATAGAAGGAAGTAATGGAAATATTAAATGTAATAAATGCGGTGCGGAAATCAGATATTCTTATATTGCTAATAATAAACCTGATTTTCCAAAATTTTGTTGTGATTGCGGTGCAGATATGAGAGGTGATAAATAATGAGCATATATTGGTATGTAAATTGCTTGGTTTATTCATACGAAGTAAATGGAGTTGTTATTCACGGAATCGTTGAATTTTGAAAGGTGATAAAGAATGAAGCCAATTAAGAATTATATTGATGAGAAAGGCAATTATCATAATGTCGAGAATCTCACATTGACGCAGATTTACGATAGCGGAGTACAGGAAGGCTACAGGATAGCCAAGCAGGAAAGCGGCTGTGTCTCCTGCAAGAGATTTGGTGTTGATTGCAAAGGATGCGAGGAGGATGAAGATGAGTAATGCGGTTATTATCACAGCCATTATCTGCGTAACATTGGTAATGATCGCATGGATCAACAAGGATAAACCGAGGCAGAAGCCATGAGGCTGATATTCTTTCTGTTCCGATCATTATTCGAATGGATTCATTCAAAGGAGCAGACATATCATCCTTATGAATCCAACCTATTAGGAGAACACAGGAGGAAACAATCATGAGCAAATATCATTATGATTTTTGTTTTGTTGACAAATCACATCTTACATTCAACACCGATGAGGATATCAATTTCCATGCTATATCGAATACAGCAATAGCGTTTCCTGAAATATACATTAACATGGCAAATGTAAAATATATCATGAAGAAGGAGAACATGAATGATTCTGTATCAGGCAATGATTCCTCTAAATCCCAAGACAAAAAAGAACAATCAGAAAATCATCAAGAACAAAAGGACAGGCTCATTGATGGTGGTACAGAATGATGCCTACAAGCAATACGAACAGCAGGCAGGATGGTTTCTCAGCAGGAAGCCATCCGAGCCTATTTCTGTTCCTGTACAGGTAAAATGTCTGTTTTATCGGAAGAATGCCATCAGGTGCGATTTAACAAACCTTCTCGAAGCGGTTGATGATATCCTTGTAAAGTACAAAATCCTTGCAGATGATAATTTCAAGATAATCTACTCTCATGACGGATCAAGAGTCTTCGTGGATAACGATAATCCGAGGACAGAGATTGTGATAGAGGATATCCGAAGTTATAATCTATAGAAGGAGGTACAGCCTATGAGCGAAGACAACAGAGAACACAGGACAATGAGCGAGGAATACTCAGAGATTGCCGCCAAACTGATACATGATGAGATTCTTCTCACGGATATTAGGCACAGCGATGCAACCATTGTATATCTCTCCTCCGATAAGGAGAAGAAATCCAAAGGCAAGGCTGTGTGCGGAGAATGCGAGAAGATTCCCGATAAATACAAATGGGCGATCCCTGCGGATTTCACCATTACCATCTATGAGCCTAATGTGGTCGCATTCACGGAAGAACAGATGAAGATTCTCATATTCCATGAATTGCTCCATGTAGGCATTGAGTACAGGAATGATGGTTCGGAGGCTTATTCCATAAGACCACACGATATCGAAGATTTCAGGACAATCATTGACCGATTCGGTCTTGATTGGGATTTACCACAATGGGAGGCTATCGATGGAACAGGAGAAGAAGAGTAATAAGAAAGGAAATCCCAACAATTTAAAGCCTGTTCAAAGCAAAGAAGAAGCATCGGAAAGAGGCAGAAAGGGAGGAATCGCTTCAGGCAAGGCTCGCAGGAACAAGAAAATGCTTCGTGAATGCTTCGAGGCTTTGCTCGATCAACAGTTTAAGACCAAAGACGGAAAGAAGGCTTCAGGAGCAGAGACTCTCGCTCTGACAGTATTTCAGAAGGCACAGAGAGGCGATCTCAAAGCCTTTGAATTGGTGCGTGATACGGCAGGACAGAAACCGATAGACAAGGTTATGCTTGCCGAAGTAGATCAGAAGACCATTGACGAGGTTGAAGCAATGGTTCTTGGAGAAGACGATGCTGACACAGAAACAGGCTGTTGAATTCCTCCGAGACAAGCCTGCCAAGTATGCCCATCTATTAGGCTTTGACAGGCTTACAGACATCCACAATGATTGGATAAGGGAAATGGTCTTGGGCAAAGAGGATTTCACTTTAGAGGCACACAGAGGCTCTTACAAGACAACCTGTGTGTCTATTGCTATTGTTGAGACTATGCTCTTGCTTCCGACATTGAGGACATTGTTCATGAGAAAGACCGATGATGATGTCAAGGAGATCATTAATCAGGCGAGGAAGATTCTTGAAGCACCACAGACACAGGTGTTTGTGAATGCCATCTACGGCATCAACCTGAAATTGCTTGTTTCCAATGCCACAGAATTGTCCACCAATCTCATCGTGGATGCCAAAGGCACATCTCAAACTGTTGCTATCTCTGCCAACAGCAACCTCACAGGAAGACATTTCGACAGGATATTCGATGATGATATTATCAATGTAAAAGACCGAATAAGCAGAGCAGAAAGAGAGCATACCAAGACAGTATATCAGGAATTGAGGAATGTCCTGAATCGAGGCGGCAAGATGGTAAACACTCTTACTCCGTGGCACAAGGATGATGCCTCATCTCTGATGGCGAAGCCTCATCTATACACATGGAAAGACACAGGCTTGATATCGGAAGCAGAGATAGAGCAGATAAAGGCACAGATGTCTCCAAGCCTGTTTGCCGCCAATTACGAATTGAGGCACATTGCCTCCGAGGATGTTATCTTCGACAATGCCGAGACAGATGCCGATGTAGAGAATGTAATCAATGCCAATTTCTGCCACATTGATGCGGCATACGGAGGCGAGGATTACACAGCATTCACCATCGTCAAGAAGAAGGAAGGCAAATACTATGTATATGGCAGGCTGTGGCAGAAGGCTGTCGATGAGGTTATGGATCAGATCATAGCAGACAGGCAGAGGCTTCTTGCAGGCAAGATATACTGTGAGACTAACGGAGATAAGGGATATCTTGCAAAGGCTCTTCGGGAGAAGGGAGAGCGAGTCATAACATACTCCGAGACCATGAATAAGTACATCAAGATCGTTACGCATCTCAAAGGAGATTGGAGCAATGTGGTCTTCGTGAAGGGTACAGATGATGAGTATATAGACCAAATCCTCGAATACAATGAATATGCCGAGCATGATGATGCTCCTGACTCACTTGCCTGTATGATGAGAATCCTGCATCCGAGGAAAGATGATGGCTCTGTCTCTTCATTTGGGTATTGAATGCTTGACAATTATGGTAAAATGTGCCTATGGAGAAAAATAAGGAGGAAATCCTATGAAGACATATCAAGATTGGCTGAAGGTTGCAGATCAGAGCGAATTACAGCGAATGGCTTTCGTGAAACAGTTGATAACCGAACACAAGGCTTCCGATATCTACAGACAGGCAATTGATGGCGAGGCATATTTTGCAGGACAGAATACCACCATCAAGAGATATGAGAAACTCCTGTACAATGCAAGAGGACAGGCTGTTCCTGATTACTTCTCTGCCAATCATAAGATAGCGAATCGCTTCTTCTACAGGGATGTCATGCAGGCAAATTCTACATTGCTTGGAAATGGTATCACATGGAAGAATGACACAGGAGCGAAGGCTCTTGGCGATGATTTCGACAGGAAGATCATCAAGGCAGGCAGGAATGCACAGGTTGGAGGAGTCTGCTTCGGTTTCTTCAACAATGGCAAGGTCGAAATATACAAGGTAACGGAATTTGCTCCTCTCTACGATGAAGAAGATGGTGCTTTGAAGGCAGGAGTAAGGTTTTGGCAGGTCGATCCCAAGAAGCCTCTCCGAGCAACACTCTTCGAATTGGATGGATATACCGAATATCAATGGGATAAGGATCATGCAGAAGGCATGGTAAAGGCTGATAAGAGACCATACATTATAGTGAAGCAGACAACAGAAGCATTTGGGGAAGAGATATACGAATTCCGTAATTATCCGTCATTCCCTGTTGTGCCTTGTTGGAGCAATGAGATGAAGCAGAGCGAGTTATTGCCGATCAGAGCAACACTCGATGCCTATGATCTTATAAATGCCAAATTCTGCAATGATGTCGATGATGCTTCCCTAATATATTGGGCAATCACAAATGCAGGCGGAATGGATGATGTCGATTTGGTACAGTTTATCGACAAGATGAGAAAGATTCATGCGGCACAGTTGGATGGAGACCAAACTGTAACTCCTACAGCAATAGATGTTCCGTATCAGAGCAGAGATGTCCTGCTTGACCGATTAGAGAAGCAATTGTACAAGGATGCTATGGCATTGAATACATACGACATTGCCAATGGTGCGGTAACGGCAACACAGATAGAAGCGGCATACGAGCCTCTCAACGAGAAGTTAGATGCTTTCGAGGCAGAGATATCGGATTTCATTCAGAGGCTTCTCATTGTAGCAGGAGTAGATGATGAGCCTACATACACAAGGTCTATCATCGTCAATAAGACAGAGGATATCACCACCATAGTCAATTCTGCTCTTTACCTCGATGATGAGTATGTAACAGAGAAGATAATGACTCTCTTGGGAGACAAGGATAAGGTACAGGATATGCTCGATCAGAAAGCGGCTGTGGATATTCAGAGAATGACAGGCGGCACAGGACAGGCAGAGGAGACCGATGGCGAAGAAGAATTATAATTCGGATTGGATGTCCGAGCATATGGATGAAGAATTAGAGAGGATAGAGAAGAACATATCCTCTCTTTATTCTAATGCGGCAAAAGAAGTGAATGCTCAATTGGTGAAATTTACCGAATCCTATGAGAAACAGTTGGGAGCGATGCAGGATAAATTGGATGCAGGCGAGATATCCCAATCTGAATACTCGTTATGGGCAAGCAAGCAGATGCTTCAGACAGACCGATACAAAGCCACAGTAGATTCCATGACAAATATCCTTACTCGATCCGATAAAGCGGCTATGGCTGTCATTAACGGAGAATTACCGAAGGTTGTGGCAGAGTCATATAATTTCGGGCAGGCTCTTGGATGGAAGTATGCCGATGATGCAGGCATGAGCATCGGCACATTCCAAGTATATAACGCAGAATCGGTACAGAAGATAATCAAGGATAATCCGAATCTTCTGAAGGAGGTTGATGTTCCCGAAGACGAGAAATGGAATAAGACTCACATCAATCGGGAAATCACCACAGGCATTATCAAGGGAGAATCCATTCCGAAGATTGCTGACAGATTAAACAGGGTAACAGGAATGGACAAGAATGCGGCAACAAGGAATGCAAGGACATCCATGACATACGCAGAAAATCTTGGAAGGATGGAATCTGCGGATGATCTCCACAAAAAAGGCATTCCTGTCGAAGAAGTATGGTCTGCCATGCACGATGAGAAGACAAGAGAAAGCCACATCCTGCTTGATGGTACGAAGAGAGATGAGAATGGATATTTTGGAGTAGGCATTCTTCTGCATCCTCTGAAATGTCCTGCCGATCCTGATGGCGATCCTGAAGAGATATACAATTGCCGATGCAGATCATCTATTGTACTACAGGGAATAGACCATTCCAAAGACGATGATCTCTATGAGCAATTCATGAAGGAGAATGAGCCTGATTCATGGACAAAGGTGAAGGAAGTTACGGATGCAAAGGAAGCGGCATTCCAAGCCAACAAGGAGAAGGCTGTTTCTCCGATAGAGAGACAGAAGATAACGGAAGCAAAGGGAAGCGAAGGGAAGGAAAAGGAAGAAAAGCCTGTTGAGAAGCAGGCAGACACAAATCCCGATAATCTTCCTGCAAGCACAATTGAAGTTATCGGAGAGAAGGGTGATCCGATTCCTCCTGAAACTCTTGCAGAAACAGTTAATCCTCATTACCTCGAAGCAGGATATACAGATAACTGTCAGAGATGTGTTGTCGGTTATGAATTGGGCAGAAGAGGATATGATGTTGAAGCAATGGCTTTTGATGGCTCATATCTAACTACTCAATCGGTCTTTGATATATCGACACAATTTAGAAGCGGAGAGAGTTTTGGCACATATATCACAGGTGAGAAATATAATCCAAGAAATGCCCAAGATAAATATCCATTTAATCAATCTCCAAAGACAACAGCCAATTCTGTTGTCAGGGCAATGACAGATTGGGGAGATGGAGCAAGAGCAACAATGGAGGTATCATGGAGACAAGGAGGAGGTTCTCATGTGGTAAATGTCGAAAACATCGGAGGAGTAGTTAAAATCATCGATGCTCAAAGCGGAATGATATTTGACAATGTTGAAGGCTATCTGTCTCGAACAAAATGTGCTGAAACAGAATTGAGAAGAACAGATATTCTTGCAATAAGGAATAACATTCCACAGGACATATTGGAAAGAATATGCAAGAAGAGAGGATAGAGTATGGATGAGGCAAGAGAAAAGGCAGAGAAATTACTTGGAAAGATAACAAGGACAGAAGAAGAAAAGGATTGCTACATCTTCTATAATGATGAAATGGAATTTGATGGTGTCTTGGTTGTCCTGAAGAAGAATAACAGGATCATGTCTATGACCGAATATGTTGCGAAGCAAATAGGGAGGAAATGATTATGGCACAGGTAATCAATGTAACATTTGACGATCACAAGGAAGAGGTTGCCAATGCCGCAAAGGAGCAGATATATGATTGGCTGAAGGCTGTCGGAGAGGATGCGGCATCCACAGCCGCCAACAAAGTGCCTGTAAACACAGGAAGGCTCAAAAACAGCATTTCATCGGTTGTTGTAGAGGAAGAGAATGCCGTATATATCGGTACAAATGTCGAATATGCAATCTATCACGAATTCGGCACAGGTAAATATAATCCGTCAGGCAGGAAGACTCCGTGGATGTTTCAGGATGAGGATGGTGTATGGCATTATACATCAGGTGTTCCTGCAAGGCATTTCCTTCAGTTTGGTGTTACGGCACATCAGGCAGAATACAAGGATATGCTTGAAAGATATCTCAAACAATGATATCCTGATCTTGTTGTATGAATTTTGGTGTTTTTACCTCCGTCTTGGGAAGATGCGATTGCGGATGTCGAAAGGCATCCGTTTTCGTTTATTCATCATTTTCACTTTCACTTGGTTGAAATTGATTTTCATTTGTGATATATATGAAAATAGATTCAAATAAATGAAGCATTATTTACCGAAGCAAAGGAGAATCTTATGGCATCATTGACAAGAAAGTTTTTGGCATCCATTGGCATCGAAGAGGACAAGATTGATCTGATCGTAGAGAAGCACAATGAGGTTCTCACAGAGATCAAGGATGAGCGAGACAAACTTAAAGAAGATGTTGCAAAAATGCCCGACATGGAAAAGGAGTTAAAGACTCTCAAAGAACAGGTTGCAGGCATTGATCCGTACAAGGACAAATTCGAGGCATTACAGAAGGAATACGATGATTTCAAGGCAGATGTCGAAAGCAAACAGACCACAGCCAAGAAGGAATCCGCATTCAGACACATTCTCAAAGATATCGGTATTCCCGATAAGAGAATTGATTCTGTTTTGAAAGTTTCCGATATTAACGGCATCGAATTGACCGAAGACGGAATCAAGGATGAGGAGACATTGAAGGAAAGCCTGAAGAAAGAATGGAGCGATTTCATCGCTGTCAAGACAACCGAAGGTGTTCCATCGGCTAATCCTCCTACAAGCACAGGAAAGACTACTATGACGAAGGAGCAGATCAGAGCGATTCCTGACACAGCCGCAAGGCAGAAGGCAATGCTCGAAAATCCGACATTATTTGGTCTTCCCGACAATTCAAATTCATAATTCTATAAAGGAGAAACGATCATGGCAAATGTAGTTACGGATGCTGAGTCTAATGTAATCAAAAAGGCTCAGATCGCAAAGGTTCGTGAGTTAGATTTCGCTCAGTTGTTTGGCGAGAATGTACAGAATCTTCTGAAGATGCTTGGTGTTACAAGAAAGATTCCTGTAACGGCAGGCACAGCATTAAAGGTTCTGAAGGTAACAGGCACATTACAGAATGGTAGTGTAGCAGAAGGAGATATCATTCCTCTTTCACAGTATGCTACAACTTACACCACAGTTGCAGAGGCTACACTCTCCAAATGGAGAAAGGCTACAACAGCAGAGGCTATCCTTAAAGGTGGCTACGATCAGGCTGTTAATGATACAAACAAGAAGATGCTCCTCGACATTCAGAAGGGCATTCGCTCACAGTTTGTTACATTCCTCGGCACAGGTACGGCTACAGCAACAGGCACAAATCTTCAGAAGGCTCTTGCTAACGCATGGGGCAAACTTCAGGTTCTTTTCGAAGATGATGCCATTCAGGGAGTTTACTTTGTAAATCCTATGGATGTTTCCGATTATCTCGGCAATGCTAATATCACAGTACAGGAAGCATTCGGTATGTCTTATATCGAGAATTTCCTCGGTCTCGGCACAGTTATCATGACAGGTGCTATTTCACAGGGCGATTTCTATGCTACAGCCGCAGAGAACATTGTTGCTTACTACATCAATGTAGCAGAGGCAAATGGTCTTGGCGATGCTTTCGATTTCACAACCGATGCAGAGACAGGTATGGTTGGAATCCATGAGGATGGCAACTATACAAGAATGCAGGAAGAGACAGTTGCTATCTGTGGTATCACACTCTTCGCTGAGAGACTCGATGGTGTCATTGTCGGAGAGATCGATGCAAACCCCTCGTAAGCCTCACAGTAGAGTCTGATGCTGATGAGGCAACATATCCGTGGACAGACTACAAACCTGAAGATTTCCAAAGTGATGTCTCGGTTTCTAACGGAGTAGTAAGCGGTTCATTGAAGTTTATCGAAGGTGGTCTCTCTCCTTCAGGTACATTGGCAGGCGATGGCTATTTCCTCGCTCTGAAATGGAGTGATCCTGCACAGACAGTTACATCCTTGAAGGTTGGTCTTGTTCCTTCCTCGACAGGCATGGATTTGATCGAGTGCATCGATGATACAGATAGAAATGGTGTCTTCAAGATTACCGATCCGCAGAATCAGGTTATCAAACTCATTCAGAGTAATGCAGATCATAAGCATCTTCAGATTCTGCATCTCAATGGCTTGGTTCTCGAAGAGCCTGAAGAGGCAGAAGGTTAAAGGTGAAGATTATGACTATTCAGGGTAATTGATTATGGAATTGATATTGACCGAAATTTGTGATTATCTCAACAATTATTTTGTTGATGAGAAGATAAAAGGTACATTCATCATCTCAGGCGGTACGATTACCGAAGATGATCTGAAGAATGGACAGTATTTCCGAATTGTCGGATCAATATTCAATGATGGTGTTCATAAATATCCTGCATCGGCTATGACCGATGAAACATTCAAAGGCGAAATATGGGCGATGGCTGTTCCTGCGACAGTTATCGCCATAGCCTCTGATATCAAGGAATGGCAGACAGCCTACGGAGGAGCAACATCTTCTGCAATGTCTCCATTCAATTCGGAATCATTTGCAGGATATTCCTACAGCAAGAGCGGAAGCGGAAATGCCAATAGCGGAAGCAATGTATCATGGCAGGATGTCTTTGGCGGCAGGCTGAATAAGTATAGAAAAATGAGAGGAGCAAGAAACTGATGTTGGTCGAGGAAGCAATGGAGAAATCCTACATCATCGATAAAACAACTACTCCTGATGGATATGGTGGTGTCAAGACCACATATAAGACAGGAGCAGAGATTCTTGTTGCCTATTCATTTAATACTTCCACAGAAGCGAGAATTGCCTCACAGCAGGGAATCAATAACAGATATACTCTCTATACGAAGAAATCGGTTATTTTGAGATTCCCTGATATTGTAAAAAGAGATAGTGATGGTAAATATTTCCGCATTACCTCCGATGGCGATGATAAACGCACACCAAACTCAGCAGGATTAGATTTAAGAGCGGTTGAAGCAGAAGAATGGGAAATTACTCAGGATGAATAAGCAACAGGCATACAGCGAGTTTTGGAGCAGATTTGGAGTATTGGCATTTGAAGAGAATTCTGTGCCGACAGATGATGTGATCGAGGAGATCATCAAAGGTACGAGCCTGAAGAAATATCCGTATATTGCATATCAGGTTATTACCGATGATATCGACCATCCTGTATTCCCTACAGCCTCCATCTACGACAGAAACACATCTTGGGAGAGAGCAGATTTGCTCACAAATACTATCTCTGCTTACATTCAGCAGATGGACACAATCAAACTTGATAATGGCAGAATGTTCATTACCAAAGGCTCACCATTCGCACAGCATCAATTAGAGGATGCTGATACAAATATTCGAAGAGTCATTCTCAATCTTGGGATAGAATTCTTCACAGAAAACTAAAGAAAGGAAAAAGTAAATATGAAATTTACGAAGATTCCACAGAGTACATTCGATGAATTGCAGATCAATGCAGGAATACTCGTTAAGGATTTCGATGTTTCTACAGGCACATTCGCTGATTCCGACATGATTACGGCTACGACAGGCGGCATTACTGTCTCTGTAAAGCCTACATACGAAGATTTCGGATCAGATATCGACAATTGCCCGAAGAACACAATGGAATTAAAGAGAAAGACCGATAATGATGAAGTTACGATCTCTACCACAGCATTGAACATCAATGAAGATTTGCTCATGTATATGCTTGGAGCGGCTGACAAAGACAGCAACACAGGTGCAATCAAGCCTCGTAAGGATGTCAAAACAACCGATTTCTCAACGATTTGGTGGATTGGCGATCTTTCCAACAATGGCTACATTGCTGTCAAGGTTTCCAATGCTCTTTCTACAGATGGATTCTCAATCAAGACAACCGATAAGGGCAAGGGTAATATCTCTCTTACTCTTACAGGACATACATCCATCTATGCACAGGATGTAATCCCTGCCGAATTCTATCTTGGATCAGGCGAGGATGATACACTCTCTATTGTACTCGACAGAAGCAGAGCATCAGTAGAGGAAGGAAAAACTCTTTCTCTCACGGCTACAGCAACAACAGGTGCGACAGTTACATGGGAATCATCCGATACATCAGTTGCAACAGTAGGAGCATCTACAGGTCTTGTAACAGGTGTTGATGCAGGCTCATGCGTTATTATCGCAACAGCAACAAAGAGCGGAGAGACAGAGATCGCAACCTGTATTCTCACAGTTACAGAAGCAGAAAGTGAAGGCTAAACCATGAAGTTATCTGATTACAAAGGAGAGGAGGCTCTTGATGTCTTGGCTGACATTATCGAGCCTTTGGCAATGATTATCTCTGATAAGGAGATTCAGGAGTTGGCAAAACAGGAGAACACTCCTGCGATGAAATTCATCAAGCCTGCCATCAAGAATCATAAGAAGGAATTGATTCAGATTCTTGCAAGGCTTGAAAATCAGCCTGTCGAGGAATACGAGGAAACAGTAAATCTTTTCACTCTTCCTATGCAGATTCTCGATCTCGTAAATGATCCCGAAGTACAGAGCCTTTTTCGCTCGCAGGAGAAGAGCAAATTGACATCATTAGCCTCTTCTTCTCCTGCTATGGAGAGTACAGAGGCAAAAGGGAATTAAAACCTTTTATCAGATATTGCTTGGCTAAAAAGATAGAGAGTCAAAGGGAAGAGGCTTATCGAAATTATGTCTCCGATTCTTTGACTCTCTTTTTTAACATGATAACAAGAGGCGAGATTGAAATGCCGAGATATTCCGAGATGATTAGACCGAATAAACGGACAGTTAAGCCACAAGAAACATCGGAGGAGATTATCCACAGATTTGATTCGCTTCGGAGGAAATAGATATGAATGTATTTGATCTCTTTGCTACATTGAGCCTTGACACATCATCCTATGATGAAGGCTTGGACAAATCAGAAGAGAAAGGCTCTTCTTTCGGTAAGAAACTTAGTGGAGTAGTTGCCACAGGAGCGAAGGTTGGAGCGGCGGCTATAGCGGCAACAGGAGCGGCTGTTGTCGGTCTTTCCACATCCTTTGCCAATAGTCTTGTAGAGACAAGCAATTTCGGGGATGAAATAGATAAGCAGAGTCAGAGGCTTGGAATTTCCGCAGAGAATTATCAGAAATTCGATTATGCCTTGAATATCGCAGGCACATCCATGAGCAATATGTCTATTGGTATGAAGACTCTCACCAATAAATTGGATGATGCCAAGAATGGATCAGAGGATGCCATTGCCATGTTTGAGCAATTGGGAATGTCCTTTGAAGACATACAGAATATGTCGAGAGAAGAGGTATTTGAGCAGGCAATCTACGGATTTCAGCAGATGGCAGACTCGACAGAGAGAGCGGCATTAGCGAATGATGTCTTTGGAAGATCAGGACAAGAATTGACTCCTCTCTTCAACATGACAACCGAAGAGACAAAAGAGTTGATGAATACGGCAGAAGAATACGGCATGGTCATGTCTGAAGAGGCTGTCAAGGCTTCGGCAGGATTCAAGGATTCCCTGACTACTCTTGATGCCACAATGACAGGATTCAAGAACAATATGCTGTCTCAATTTATGCCTTCCGTAACAACAGTTGTAAATGGTCTTTCTGCGGTATTCGCAGGCGATGAAGGCGGCATGGGGATGATAAGTGAAGGTGTAAGCGAATTTGCTTCCAATCTCTCCACAGTTTTGCCTCAATTCATACAGATTGGCGGCTCTATCCTGTCCTCATTGGCTGTTGCGGTAATCGAAAATGCACCAACCTTGATTGAAAGCGGTTTGGATGCTTTTGGAATGCTTGTAGATGCCTTGATTTCTAATGCCGATATGATAATCGATGCCATTACCAAGATTGTGGATGTATTTGTGCAGAAGGTAATCGATCCTGCACAGGCGGCTAAATTTACTCAGGCGGCTGTCAATGTAATCAAGAAATTGGCAGACGGATTATCGAAATCCTTACCAATTTTGATTCCTGCCATTGTACAGGTGGTGGTAGAAATTGTAAAAACTCTCACCAATGCAGAAAATATCGGTCTTTTGATAAATTCTGCCATAACTCTCATCATGGCTGTGGCAGAAGGCTTGATTTCAGCCATTCCCGATTTGGTGTCTGTAATCCCTATAATTACAGTAAATCTGACGATGGCTTTGATACAGAATTTCCCTTTGATTTTGGAAACTCTTTTTGAATTACTTGGTGCTTTGGGAGTCATGGTCTTAGAGGTAATTGGTGGTCTCATGGGCATGAGCAAGGAAGAGATTTTCAGTAGTCTTTCTGCTGTCTTTACTTCTCTTGGACAATGGGGATCAGATGTAATTGCATGGCTCGTAGATGGCGGCAAAAACATACTCTCAAAGGTAATAGGATTCTTCTCTAATATCGGAGAATTCTTTGGTAATGGAATCGAGAATATCAAGAGCAAAGTACAGAGCGGTCTCGACAATGTAAAGGACAAATTTTATAACATCTTTGAGACAGTAAAGACCACAGTTTCCAATGCCATTGAATTTCTCAAAGGTCTCTTCAAATTCGAATGGAAATTGCCTGATCTGAAATTACCTCACTTCTCCATAACAGGAGATTTCAATCTTGATCCGATGAATTTCAGTATGCCCAAAATCAGCGTAGAATGGTATGCAAAGGCTATGAATACTCCTTACCTGTTAGATGATGCAACAATCTTTGGAGCATCAGCAGGAAGGCTTCTTGGAGCAGGAGAGACAGGTAAAGAAATGATCTATGGACATGACCAATTATTGAGAGATATTGGTGCTGTGGTAGATGCCAAGATGAGAAACATGGAATTTGTTGTTCCTGTTTACATCGGAAGCAAGAAGATAGACCAGCAGATCGTTACGGCTAACGCAAGAAGTGCTGTGATTTCAGGAGGAAGGTAATATGGCAGAGAACATCGTAAATGACGATCCAAGACCGACAGGATTACAGAAGAATTATCCGATAACTCTAAATAATGTCGAATACCAATATTTCAAGACATGGGGAATCACACGGAATGATTATGTAACCACACATGAGACAGAAGCAGGCACACAGGAAGATGTTGTAACAAGGAAAGGAAGGCAATCTATATCGGTTTCCGTAACCTGTCTTCAGCCTCTTCTTGCAGGTCTTCTTGCTCTTGCCGATCTCGATGAATTTGAGGCAAAGATATATAATCCTGCAACAGATGATTATGATACAATTGATGTAAGGATTGGAGCAGGCACAATGAGTTATTCGCTCAAAGAGAAATCTGCCGATCTCGATTTGGTTAATGGAGTTTGGCAAGTTAATTTCACATTGGAGGAATTCTGATGTATTCGGTAAGTGAAGCCTACATCGAACAGATGATGAAGCGAGGCACACGGAGAAGGCTGACAGGTACAATCGGCTCTGTTGCTTTCACAGGTGCGGATGTTGTTTCAGGCTCATTTTCCATTTCTGCAAGAGCAACAGAAGAGAGCAATACCAAGATCGGAGGAGTATATCTTGGTGAGATTGAAATGACATTTGTTCCTTCATTTCTGAATAAGGTTGCAAGAACAGCATACAAGGATAGTGTTGTTTCTGTTTATATCGGTCTTTATGTGGAAGAAGAAGGAGAAGAGTCTATATGGGTTGATGTTCCTATTGGTGTATATACATTGGATGCTCCGAAGATAAGCAAACAAGGAATATCTGTAACAGGATATGACAACATGAAGAAACTCGATAAGAGTTTCAGAATTGACCAATCTGATGGCACAATATATTCCTTCCTGACATATATATCGACAAGATGCGGAATTACATTAGGACAGACACAGGAAGAGATAGAGGCTCTTCCTAATGGCACAGAATATCTTGGTCTGCATACAGGGAATGATATCGAAACTTGCAGAGATTTTCTATATTGGATCGCTCAAACCTGTGGATGCTTTGCCTGTGCCGACAGAGAAGGCAATATCGTATTGCGAAAGATGGGCATTCCCAATGATGTCGAGGTTGATGAAGAACACAGAGATGCCGATGTCGTATTTTCAGGATATACGACCAAATGGACAGGAGTTTCATTTGTTGATATCGACACACAAATGACGAGATATTATGGTCTCGAAGTAGATGATGGTCTTACCATGAACATGGGAGCAAATCCATTGTTGCAGACAGGATCGACAAGTGCAATCGAGCGAAGAAGAAGAGCGGTATTGGATGCTGTTGCACAGATTCAGTACACTCCATTCTACATGAATTCTGCTCGTGATCCGATTTTTGATCTTGGAGATGAGATAGAATTCACAGGTGGCATATCAGGAAATGCTACAGGCTGTGTAATGGCTCTGTCATTCAGTTTGAACAATTACAATTTTGAAGGATATGGAGATGATCCTGATCTCGCTAATGCGAGGAGCAAGACCGACAAAGACATATCAGGCTTGATGCAGAATACCATCGAGAATGAGATCACATATTATAATTTCACAAATCTCGAAGAGATCACATTCGGTTCGGAACAGGAAACAAGCATCGCCAAACTGAGATTTACAGCCGCACAAAAGACCACCATCAAGATTCTTCATGAATTCCTGTTCGATATGCTTGCAGATTTAGCCGTAGGCGGTTCTTATGAGGTTCTCTATTACTTGGATAATGAATTAGTTTCATATCATCCCTACGAGCAATTAGGTGCTATACAGAGCCTTACAGCAGGCGATGATACATCTATATCGATATGCCGAGATTTTTTCTACATTATCAGCGATGTAGAGCCTAATCTTTCTCATACATGGGAAGTAAAGATAATTACTCATGATATAGAATCAACCACCATAGGAATTGACCATGCACATATCACAATTGAAGGACAGAGATTGTATGGCGAGGAATATTGGGGCGGATTTATCGAGGCGAGCGATATTCTTTCGATTATTCCGCTTGATTATCTTACATTGGTTTCCATCACTGATTCTGCGTCATTGTCTTTACCTGTACCCGTTTCTGCAAGTGCAAGCGATAATATAGTCAAGTACAGCATTGATGATATTGGTATAGCGGGTATCGTTGATGATTTGACCGTATACATGGAA